TTGTTAGTAACAACAGGTGTTCAAAACATTTTAATAGGAGCTCACGCCGGCGATGCATTAACAACTGGATCAGGAAACGTAGCGTTAGGCTATAATGCTTTAAGTTTAGAAGACGCACATGGTCGTAATGTTGCTTTAGGTCATTCAGCTTTAGCAACTTTAAACGCAGGTGCAAATGGTCATAACACAGCTGTTGGTTATATTGCTGGGCAATCAATGACAACAGGTGTACAAAATACGTTATTAGGAAGTAGTGCAGGTGACGCATTAACTACAGGGCAAAGAAACATAGCTATTGGATATTCTGCGTTAAGCTCTGAAGATACTGGTGGAAGAAACGTTGCTATTGGTAGAGCAGCTTTAGAAGATTTAAACGCAGGCACTGATGCTTACAACATAGCCATTGGCTATGAAGCTGGTAAAGAAATGACAACAGGTGTTGAAAATACTTTAATTGGTGGTTTAGCAGGTGATGCTTTAACTGAAGGTGTTAGAAACGTAGCGATTGGTTATGGAGCTTTAAGTGCAGAAAATAGTCATGGTAAAAACGTAGCTATTGGTTATTTTTCTTTATTAAATCAAGACGCAGGAGCAGACGCGCATAACGTGGCTGTAGGTTATAGTAGTGGTGCAAATGTTACAACAGGTGTTGAGAACGTTGTAATAGGAGGATTAGCAGGTGATGCTTTAACCACTGGTTATGGAAATGTTGTTGTAGGTCATCAAGCCTTGTCTGCTGAAGACACAGGCCGTAAAAACACAGCTATAGGGTTTGAAGCTTTAAAAGTTCAAGATTCAGCAACTTCAAATTTAAACACAGCTTTAGGTTATCAAGCTGGTAAAGCAGTATCAACAGGTGTGCAAAATACAATATTAGGAGCTTTAAGTGGAGACGCAATAACTACTGGAGATAACAATATTATAATAGGTCATAATGCTGCAACTTCTGCTGTAGGCGCAGATAACGAAACAGTAATTGGTACAACGACTACAACAAGTGCTTTAGTTCACGGATTAAAACAACCTGTTATAGCAGCAAGTGCAAACGTAGCTGCTGCCGCTGCTTTTCCTAACAGTATATTTAACTTTAGCGATGCAGATGGTGCTAGTGTAACGCTACCAGATTCTGGTGATGGATCACAAATAGGTAAAAGCTATGAGTTTATAACAACTGTAACAGCAACAAGTAATACTCATTCAATAATTTTATCAGATTCAAGTAACGAGCTTTTTATAGGAAATTTAACAAAAGTAAATACCGGTGGTACCGATGTTATTTCTGATATTGCTGAAGCTAGTGATACTTATAGAGAAATACAAATGAACGGTACTACTCAAGGTGGTATAAAAGGTTCTTACATTAAGTGTACAAACATAGCTGCAGACTTGTGGCACGTTCAAGGTACGTTAATTTGTTCTGGAACTATAGCTAGTGCTTTTAACTAATAAGTAAAACAACTGAAAAACAAGTAATTATAATAATACATTAAAATAAATAAATTATGTCAATAGAACACGACTACGCAGCAGATGTACCAGCTTCAATGGATTCATACAATATAGTGGTTACCTTGAGAACTCAAGCCAACCCTACAGATGATGAAAAAGCAACTTTAGCTAGAAACGAAAGACACTTAGCTTTAAAGATGCAACACAGTGAATTTGTAGCAGCATTAACTGCAGAACAAAAAGCGAACATAGAGGCGCTTAAAGTATCTCTATAAAATTAAATTAACTTAAATTAAATAAAATGGCAAAAACAGAAGACTTAAAAGTAACTGACGAACAACTAAAAAAACTACAAGAAATTGTAGGAGCGATGAACGGTGCAACTACTAGAGTTGGACAGATCGAAACTCAAAAACACGCAGTACTTCACGACTTAACATTAATGAGAAAAGACCTTGTTGATTTCCAAGCTGAGCTTGAAAAAGAATATGGTAAAGTAAATGTTAACATACAAGACGGTACTATAAGCGAAAGAGAAGATGTCGAAGCTAATACGGAAGATTAGTATCGGAAAGATTATAAGAATGACGCCATGCACTATGCCGTTGGGCAAGAAGTGTATGGTGGTCATACTATATGTGACATCTTAGAAGAAGAAAATAAATACAGCGTGTATATTAGAAAAGGTAAAGATGTTTTGCCTTGGAAAGACTTTAACAAAAATATGGCTGTATCTGTAGAATATAACTTACAGTATTAATGAAGTCGGTTTACAACTTTGTTGTAACACCAGTAAAATCAAGATACAACAATACAAAAGATATAGGAGGTAAAGAACTGATAGTTAATACAGAGATATTCAACCACCAGTACGTTAGTAGAGAAGCTATAGTAAAAGCAATACCTACAGTTGGTGATACAGATATAAAAGTTGGTGACAAAGTTATAGTACACCACAATGTATTTAGAAGATGGCACAACCAGTACGGTATAGAAAAGAATAGTAGAGGTTATATTGATGAAGAAACATACTTAGTACAACCAGATCAAATATTCTTATACAAAGATACCGAATGGCAAGCGCAAAAAGGATATTGTTTTGTAGCACCAGTAAAATCTACAGACAAATACAGTGTAGATAAAGAAAAGCCTTTAGTTGGTATTGTAAAACATACTGATGGTACAGTTAACAAAGGCGATTTAATAGGTTTTAGGCCAAGCTCAGAATATGAGTTTATTATTGATGGCCAGAAACTATATAGACTACTATCAAATTTTATTACAATCAAATATGAATATCAAGGAGACGAAGAAGAATATAATCCAAGCTGGGCATAAAGCAGTTGAAGAACTGATTAAAGTTGCCAAAGAAGCTATTGTAGATTCTGACGATGATATATCTGCTGACAGATTAAAAAATGCTGCAGCAACAAAGAAACTAGCTATATTTGATGCGTTTGAAATATTGAATAGAATACAAGAGGAAGAAAACATACTTGAAGGTAAAGAAACTAAAACCGAGGTTAAAGTATTTAAAGGTTTTGCAGAAGGTAGGTCTAAGTAATGTACGAACAGAACTTACTACAAATAGTAGAGCCTATAAAGAAAACTACCATAAGCAGACTTAATAAAGGTAAGAAGTGGAAGTATGGTTATAATAAAGAACACGACCTTGTAGTTATATCTAAGACTGGTGAGATAGGTGAGATATACGAGATACAAAACTTTCAGATAGCATTACCAAAAGAGCGTAGTGTGTATAGCAACAAAGAAAAAAAGTGGAAACAGTTTGAATATCCAAAAGAATTAGGTAGACTTAAAAACATATTTGATTGGCGTAGTTATCCTGAAGAAAAGAAAGCTGATTGGTTTGATTATATAGATGAAGAATTTAAACGTAGGGACGAAGGTTTTTGGTTTAACAACAACGGCAAAGCAACATATATAACAGGTACACACTATATGTACTTACAATGGAGTAAAATTGATGTAGGTGCGCCAGACTTTAGAGAAGCAAACAGATTATTCTATATATTCTGGGAAGCNTGCAANGCAGATAAAAGATGTTATGGTATGTGTTACCTTAAAAACAGACGATCTGGTTTTTCTTTTATGTCATCAGCTGAAACAGTTAACCAAGCTACAATATCAAGTGATGCAAGGTTTGGTATATTATCTAAAACAGGTAGCGATGCTAAGAAAATGTTTACTGACAAAGTTGTACCTATATCGATTAATTATCCTTTCTTTTTTAGTCCTATTCAAGACGGTATGGATAGGCCAAAATCCGAGCTTGCATATAGAGTTCCAGCTTCTAAGTTCACTAGAAAGAAGATTACAACAAACGAAAAGCTAGAAGATTTAGAAGGATTAGATACAACTATAGACTGGAAAAATACAGGTGACAATAGCTATGACGGTGAAAAATTAAAGCTTTTAGTACATGATGAAAGTGGTAAGTGGGAAAGACCTGATAATATATTAAACAACTGGCGAGTTACAAAAACATGTTTACGATTAGGTAGTAGGATTATAGGTAAATGTATGATGGGCTCAACATCAAACGCACTAGACAAAGGTGGGGAAAACTTTAAAAAATTATATGGAG